ATCTAATGAACATATTTCATTTACATAAAGACGCACAAACCTGTGCAAGATATCATTGTGATAAACATGTAGTTAAAATGATATTAGAAACAGGTCAGATGTTGTCTACTGCATATCAAAGACACATGGGAGAAGATACAGAATTATATAAACCTGCATATGAAAAACACCCCATGACTATATGGGTAGGAGATAGCAAAGGTAATTACCTATGGTCATTAGATTTACTTGGTCATTTATGTAATGAATATAATTACAGGTATAACAAACACCATGCGACAACAGTTATATTAAATAAATTATTAAAACGAATAGATAAAATTGCAGATAAGTTTGAATATAAAAACTTTTTAATACCACCATTGTGTATGCCTAATGAATACAAGGTATCGAACTATATACAATCATATAGAAATTATTATATCGGAGAGAAAAAAAGATTTGCAAGGTATACTGGAGTTGACACACCAGATTTTATGTTGTAATATAATACTAATAAAGGAGAGCACATGAAAACATATAGAGTATATTATAGTGAACATACTGTTCATTCTAAAAAATTTAAAGCTAACTCAGAAAAAGAAGCTATGGATAAAGCTTGGGAAGAACTAGGCGATAGCTGTTGGGATACATCTGAATGGAGAGCAGAAAATGGTGAGGGTGGACAGCTAGATGTGGAGGAATTAAGCAATGGTTGATGAAGATAAAAAAATAATAGAAATGTCAGGTCAGTTTTTGGTTGAGTATTTACCAGATAACTTTCAAGAATGGGACGATGACAAATTATATGAATGGGTTGAAGCAAATGCATGGGAGCCATTTGAAAGTTGGAGTGGTAAAAATTTATTAGAACAAATAATAGCTTGTGCTAGGATATAATTATGAAATTAAAAGACTTACAAAATGAGATAGGTACACTATCTAATACCAGTAAAATGCCTGCCTATTCCTTTGGCATATCTGCTTTTAAATGTAAGGTAGGTAGTAGACTTGCTAAGATAAAAGGTACAACTTGTTACAAATGCTATGCACTTACTGGGTTTTATCGTATGCCTAGTGTGATAGTATCACATGCTAAACGCTATGACGCTATGACTAAACCCAATTGGGTTAATGCTATGACTATGTTAATCAAACTTAAATATAAAAACCTACCTAAAGAAAAGAAATACTTTAGGTGGTTTGATTCTGGAGATATACCTAGCATTGAAGTATTAAATAATATTATACAAGTGTGTAGGAATACGCCAGATATAAAACATTGGATACCTACTAGAGAATATGCTACACTAGCTAATATTAATTTAGATTCTTTACCTAAGAATTTAATCATTCGTGCTAGTGCTATTAAGGTTAATGGTAATCCACCTAAATTTTGGAAGTGGACATCAACTGTACATACAGCAGGTACAAAGCATATTGGTAGAGCATGTCCTGCACTTAAACAAGATGGAGAATGTAGAGATTGTAGAGCATGCTGGAAGAAGTCTATTAAAAATATTTCCTATGAACAGCACTAAGTATAATCCAAATAAACAAGCACCACTATGGTCAGATAAAAAAGCATGGAGTGCATGGTTTAAATCGTTTGTTGAGTATCATAAAAAAAATAAAAGACCTAACTCTTATAATATAATATCCCCAGTTATTATTGAATTAATAAAAGAAAATGAAAAAGGAATTAAATATAATTTACTTTTTAAATCAGTCAAACAAAAGTTGACTACTGTTAGTACCAATAGTATAAGTATAGTAATAAAAAAAATGATTAAGCTAGGTATTCTGGAGAAGATATTAAGAAAAGGAATAAGACATCTTATCAAAGGTCATTACTGGAATAGTCATGCGAGATAGAACTATATACAAAAGAAATTATCAGCGATTAAGAATGCTGTGTCCAGAATATAGAAGTAAAAAATATAAAAGAGATTCTATATCAAGATATAAAAGAATAGCTTACAAAAGGTCTGTTATAAATAGATATAAATTATTTAAAGGTTGTAGTAGCTGTGGATATAAACAATTCCCACAAGCACTTGAGTTTGACCATATAAATAAAAAAGATAAAATATTAGATGTAGCTAGAATGTTATCAACTAATCTTAGTTTAGAAAAAATTAAAAGGGAAATACGAAAGTGTATAATTCTATGTGCCAATTGTCATAGAGTAAAAACTTTTAACAGTAAAGATTATTTAACAACAAACAATAGGAGAACACATGATAGACAATGAAACAATAAAGCAAGCTACAGAAATGCGTAAGGCACATTTAAATCTTGCACAGTACTGCCTAGATAAAGGATACTCTATTACAGTAGACTATGGAACTGATGAAGATGCATGTACAAAATCTACAAATTATGCTGAAATAAAAGAGCATGTAGAGGCATGTGATGAAGCATACATGCACATTTATAATCAAGAGGGTCGTAGAATAGGTTGGGCATGGGTTATCTTTGGTAATGATGACAATGAATTAATATCTGATTATAGTGCTACTAAATTTATGGATACTTGGTCAGACCAATTTCAACAAATGTATGAGGCTACCGCATGAGTGAACCAAAAGATTTATTAAAAATAATGGGAGTAAATATAACTATAACATGGACAGATGGTAGGTCAGAACAACTAATGGATTTACCAGAAGATGTTTCTAAAGTATTAGAAGATTATCTAACTCATTTGGAAACAGAAGTAGCACATGAACATGCAATGAAATATGGAGAACACTTTGACAATAGACCTTACTAAACTTGAAGACTATTCTATAAAAGAATTACAGGAAGAAATAAGTAGGCATAGAAAAATATTAAAAACTATGCGTGAAGTTTTACTTAAAAAGAAAGAGGAGATGATAAAAAAATCTATGATAAATGAAAGAGGTGTATAACAATACTTGACAAAAATTAATTTTTATGCTATGCAATAATTCATGAAAATAAAAGCAAGAGTAATAGCACTAGGTCATATGGGTGATGTATGCTTTGATATGCAATCTAATGATATATTATTAGATGATACAAAGATAACAGAAGCCAGTGAACTTGTACGAAAAGAAGTAATAGAATTAATACCAAGTATGGAATTTAAACCATGCGGTACAATAAAAACCTTAACCCAAATAACATGGGAGATTATTCAATGACATATGAAGAACAATTAAGAATTATATATTCTTATATGATACCACCAGATGTGACAATGAGATTAGATTGTCCATTTTGTAATCATAAAAATACATTAAGCGTAACTAATGATGACAATAGAATGATTTGGCATTGCTTCCATGCTTCCTGTACAGCTAGAGGTACAGAAAAAAAGAGAATGTCAATGGCGACAATTAAAAAAATATTCAATACAGAACCAGTAACTCCTGAAGATAAATTTATTATACCAGAACATTTTAAAACTGTGTACTCCAATGAGAAAGCAATGAAGTATTTACAAAATAATAATTGCTGGGAATCTTATGTGTGGAGAAGAGTGGATATTAGATATGATGTTAAACAAGATAGAGTTGTATTCTTAATAAAAGAATTTGATAATGTTAGAGGTGCAGTAGGTCGTGCCTTATCTAAAGAAACCTATCCTAAATGGTTTATGTATGGTAATAAAAATGTTCCATTTAAATGTGGAGAAAGCAACGATGCTGTACTTGTGGAAGACTGTGCCAGTGCATGTGCTGTATCTAATGTACTTACAGGTGTAGCACTTATGGGTACAAGTTATAATGATTCTTTTGATAAGCATTTAAAACAATATAATAAAATATTTGTAGCATTAGATAGAGATGCAACCACTAAGGCATTTGACATAAGCAACAAATTACGCTATAGGGGATTTGATAATGTTCAAGTCAAGATGCTAGAAGATGATTTAAAATACTACGATACACAACAAATAGAAAAAATATTTTATGATAGAAAAACAAATAATTAAATTATTATTAGAGAAAAACTTTTATAATAAATACAAAGGACACATAGCTTCATCTGTATTTGATGGTAACTATGGGTCTTTATTTTCTACTATTGAAAAGGCACATGAGGAATATGAAGAAGATATAAGTCTTGATGATTTATATTCTTTACATACTACGAAATATAATCCTGCTCTAACTAGAGCAATGAAGATTTCTATTAGTGAATTAATAGAAGATATTAGAGAAGTAGAAAAGCCAAATAGTAAAATAGCAGAAGATATAATTACAGTATTAAAAGAGCGTGATATTGCACAGAAGATAGCAGTTGAAGCTACTGAAATATATAATGGTGCACCTGCTAATTTTAGTACAATAAAAAAAGTTATTGATGACTTTGAAAAACAAAGACCAATAGATGAGGTAGAAGCTGTGACAAATAACATTGGAGAATTAATTACACAATTAAATGTTACTACTAAATGGAAATTTAATTTAGCTGTACTCAAAGAACATATAGGCGGAATCGGACCTGGGAATTTTATGATTGCATTTGCTAGACCAGAAACAGGTAAGACTGCATTTTGGGTTAGCCTTGTGGCTGGAGAAGAAGGTTTTGCATCACAGGGTGCAAAGATACATGCGTTTATAAATGAGGAACCTGCAGTTAGAACACAGATGAGAGCCATCAATTGTTGGACAGGATATACTAAACAAGAAATAATAGATAACATTGAGAGTGCACATGTCAGATGGAGTGAAATAAAAGATAATATTAAAATGCTTGATGTAGTAGATTGGTCAATAGAAGATATAAATACTCATTGTGAAAAGCATAAACCAGATATTATTATTATCGACCAGTTAGATAAAATAAATATTAAAGGTAACTTTGCTAGGACAGATGAGAAATTACGTTCTATTTATACAGGTGCAAGAGAGATTGCAAAAAGGCATGACTGTGCGGTAATTGCTATATCTCAAGCGTCAGCTGATGCACATAATCGTATGCGTATATCTTTTGATATGATGGAAAATTCTAAGACTGGAAAAGCAGCCGAGGCAGATTTAATTATAGGAATAGGTAAGCATCAAATATCTCCAGAAGACCCAGACATAGATAGGTCTTTATGTATTAGTAAAAATAAAATTACTGGATATCATGGTGAACCTATAGTTAGAATAGATAGACAACTAAGCAGATACACAGACTAGAAAGGAATATATGATAACTGTTATTGATTTAGAAACTTCATTTATAAAAGAGGAATCAGGTAGAGTAGACCCACTTCCATTTAATCCTAAAAATATTTTAGTAAGTTGTGGTATTAACTCTAAGTATGGAGATGAATATTATTTTCTTAATCACTCACAAAAAATAAGTAAAGGTGCGGCACCAAGAATACAGGAAGTATTAGATGAAACTACATTACTTGTAGGTCATAACATTAAATTTGATTTGACTTGGTTATTAGAATCTGGATTTAAATATAGTGGTAAGATATATGATACCATGATAGGAGAGTATATCTTATTAAGAGGAATTAAAAATAGTCTAGCATTAGATCTTATATGTAAAAGACGAGGCATCGGAATGAAAGATGATAGGATTAAAGAAGAATTAAATATGGGTAGGTCATTTGAAAATATATCCCATGAACTTGTAGAAGAATATGGCAGGCAAGATGTTAAGATTACTCGTAGTTTATTTGATGCACAAATGTTTGACTTTAAAAAAGATAGAAATAAAGGTCTATTGAAAACAGTTAAGATGATGAATGAGTTTACTATTGTATTAACTGACATGGAACGCAATGGTATTTATGTAGATAGATTAGCACTTGAAGATGTTGAAAAACAATATCGTGCTGAGTATGCATATCTTCGTGCAGAAATTGAAAAGACTATCTATAATAAAATGGGAGATACTAAAATAAATCCTAGTAGTACGGAACAATTATCGTGGTTAATCTATTCTAGAAAAGTAAAAGACAAAGAACGATGGAGAAGTTTATTTAATATTGGAGTTGATAAGCATACAAAAAAACAAAAGCGTAGACCCCAAATGTCTTTATCCCAAGTAACAAGATTAGTTAATGAGAATACTGATGTGATATATAAAACCTCATCATCACAATGTCATACTTGTTATGGTAAGGGAGTTATCAAAAGATTAAAAAAAGATGGAAGTGAATATAAAAATTATAATAAATGTGAAACTTGTAATGGTGATGGTGTACTCTATGCTAGTCTAGGTAAAGTTGCAGGCTTTAATCAAAAGCCAAAAAGTATTTATGATATTGCTGATGGTGGATTCAAAACAGATAGAATTACATTACAAAAAATTGGTGCTAAATCTGAGGGTGAGTTAAAAGATTTTATTCAAAACATTATGAGATATAATGCAATAGAAACTTATCTATCTACATTTGTTAATGGTATTAAAGAATATACAAATGAAGAAGGATTGCTTCATCCAAAATTTATGCAGGCAGTAACAGCTACAGGAAGATTATCTAGCAGAGATCCAAACTTTCAAAACCAACCTAGAGCAAAAACATTTCCAATACGAGGTGTAATTAAATCTAGATTTGACAATGGTAAAATTATGGAAATAGATTTTGCACAACTAGAATTTAGGACTGCTGTATTCTTAGCACAAGATGAGCAAGGCATGGAAGATATAAAAAATAATATAGATGTACATCAATACACTGCAGATATTATAGGTTGTAGTAGACAAGATGCAAAGGCACATACCTTTAAACCATTATATGGTGGAGTAACAGGTACAGAGAATGAGAAGAAGTATTATTCTACATTCTTAAAAAAATATAAACAGATAGCAGAATGGCATGATAAACTACAAAGTGAAGCTATTAAATATAAATGTGTTAGGTTACCTACAGGTAGAGAATATTCATTTCCATATGCTGAACGAATGCCTTGGGGTGGTTCTAGTTATGGTACACAAATAAAAAATTATCCTGTACAAGGTTTTGCAACAGCTGACATTGTACCATTAGCTTGTATTAAAATATATAATCTAATGAAAGAACATAAGGTAAAGAGTTTACTCATAAACACAGTACATGATTCTATTATAGCTGATGTTTATCCTGGTGAAGAAGATGTGATGGGTAATATATTTAGACAAGGCACATCATCTGTAGTCCCTGCCATGAAGGAATACTATGGAATTAACTTTAACGTACCACTTGACTCAGAATTAAAAATAGGGTATAATTGGTTAGACATGGAGGAGGTAGCTTAATATGGTAGAACTACTTGAGACACTAGATGACTTTGAAGATGATAGCTATGGTGCTTATTTAGATTACAGTATACTAATGCATGAATGTGAATTTGATCAGCCAACTAAATTATTAATTGATGCAGGTCATAAGTATTATCATGAGATGAAAACATTTGCACAAGCAGATAACTTACAAGTAATAGCAACTGAGGGGGAGACTAGAATATGCTAAGTACAATACTAGGTATTATATTTTTATGGATTTTTATAGGTTTTTTTATAGAAGAATTTAAAAAATAACCTATTGACATTTTGAAATAATTATGTTATATAGCAAATCAACAATCGACATTAAAGGAGGAAATTACTTATGTCAGAACTTATAAACCTAAAGACCATGTCAAAAGAGGAAATAATGAAAGCCATTGGGCAATACTCTGGCTCCGACCGAGAAGACATTATTCCTAGATTGACAATCAATCGTAGTCCAGAAGATGATAATGGTAACCAATTACCTATTGGTAATTTTACTGTGTATGACTCTAGAGAAAATAAGAGTTACTATGGTAAAGAGGTAACCTTAAGACCATTCATATCTGGTATGCAGTACATGCACTACGACCCAGAAAAAACTGAGTATGTTAATAGATCAGTAATCTTTTCTTCATGGAAAGAGGAAGCTATTGATATTCAAGGAGGAACTAGATGTAATAAAGTTCCTTACAAAGACAGGGAATCTTTAAAACCAGAAGACCTTGCAGTACAAAAGCAAATTAGATGTTATAGATTAGTATATGGTCTAGTATCATTTGATGGTGTTGATGCACAAGGTAAATCTAAAAAGGTTGAAAACTTTCCTGTAATGTGGAGAGTAACAGGTACTAGTTTTAAACCAGTATCAGATGCTATCTATGCTTTAGAAAAAAGAGACAAGTTAATGTTTACTTGTACTTTTAAACTAGAAAGTAAACGTCAGAAAAAAGGAAGTAATACATTTTATGTACCAGTTATTACTCCAAATGCTGATGCTAACTTATCTATGTCTAAAGAAGATATGGAAACTTTACAAGTGTTCAGGGATTCTATCACAGCAGAAAATAAAGAAGTAGCAAGTCTATGGAAATCTGCTAAAGATAAGAAGTACACGCGTGAAGATATTAAGGATGCTAAAATCGTTGATACGCTAGATGACGACCTAGACCCAGCAGAAATGTTATCAGCATAATGAACGACATACTTCACAAAGTACAAATTTATCTCGACAAGGTGTCTCAGGCACCTGTCGAGGTATCTAATGAACTCGTTGAAGAGTTTGGTGAAGCTTGTAAAAAGGCATTACGAAAACAATTTAGTGATGAAAGGAAAGATAAATTTCAAATACGAATGAGTAATATTGGAAGACCATTGTGCCAATTGCAAATGGAATCTAAAAATATTAAAGGAGAAGGACAACCTTATAATGCTAAGATGCGAAACACATTTGGTGATTTGATTGAAGCATTAGCTATATTTGTAATGAAATCTGCTGGAGTAAATATTGAAGACCAACATAAGAAAGTTGTGTATAAATATAACAGCAGTAAAATAGAGGGAGAATATGATGTTAGAATAGATAAAAAGATTTGGGATATTAAAAGTGCATCACCATATTCTTTTGATAAAAAGTTTGGAGAGAACGGTGGCTTTGGTGCAATAGCTGAAGATGATTCCTTTGGTTACATACCACAAGGATATCTGTATGCTGAAAGTGAGAAGCTTCCTTTTGGTGGGTGGATAGCTATTAATAAATCCACTGGAGAATGGACTGTATGTGAAACTCCTATTGAAGATTCTGAATATAAAGAAAAGGCATTATCTACTGCTAAAGAAAATGCAAAAGCTTTAAAAGCTAATCAAACATTTAAAAGATGTTATTCAGAAATTGAGGAAACTTTTAGAGGAAAGAAAACAGGTAATAAAGTACTAAATACTATCTGTTCCTTTTGTCCATATAAGATTCCTTGTTGGGGTAAGAAGTTGCAAATGTTACCGCAACAACAGTCACAAGGAAAAAACCCTAAGTGGGTTTGGTATACTGAAGTAAACAATCCGAGGAAAGAAGATGAGTACAATACGCAGTCGGAAAGCTAAAGGTCGTAGACTTCAGGATTGGGTAAGGGATAGTTTAAGGGGTCTATCCCTTGCCTTAACAGAAGATGATGTACGAGTTGCTATTATGGGAGAATCTGGTGCTGATATTAAATTATCTGAAAGAGGTAAAAGTTATTTTCCATATAACATTGAATGTAAAAATAATGAAACATGGAAAGGAATTTATAAAGCATATGACCAAGCAATATCTCATGGTAACTTAGAACCACTTGTATTTATTAAGATGAATAACAAAAGACCATTAGCTATAGTAGATGGAGAACACTTTTTAAAATTAAACGTAAATAGAATAGCAGTTATACCAACAACAACAGGAGAACTACATGACAAAAATAACTAAAAAAGATTTAGAAGATTGTACTAAAATTGTTATCATGCCATATGAAGAAGGATTTACATGTGGTATCCATTTTGGTTCTGACATACCACCAGGTACAGAAAGTGAAAGTATGATTGCAGTCATTGCAAGAGGAATGATTAAGCAAGCTGTTATGGATCCACATTTAACTTATGAATTAGGATTAGAAGGATTTGCAGAAGACCATGATAAATTTACTAAAAAGTTATCTAAAGAGATAATAAATGAAACAGATAATGTAATAGATTTTTTTGAATATTTAACTAAACCAAATAGTAAAAAGGAGATAAACTAATGGCTACACATTTAATCATAGGTGACCCACACTGTACACCTAAAGCAAACAACGATAGATTTCTATGGGCAGGTAGAGTTGCCGCAGATATCAAAGCAACTCATGTAATCTGTATGGGTGATTTCTGTAGTGTAGATTCCTTGTGTTCTTACGATAAAGCTAAACTATCTTTTGAGGGTAGAAGATTTAAAAAAGATATTGAGCATACTCAAGATGCATTATTAAAATTTAATAGAGGTTTAGGTAAACATAGACCTAGAAAAATTATGATACTAGGTAATCATGAAGATAGAATAGATAGAGTAGTACAAGATAATCCAGAACTTGAGGGTACTTTAAGTATATCTAATCTTCAATATGAAAGATATGGTTGGCAACAGGTGCCATATAAAAAAGGTAAAGTTATTAGTGGTGTTTATTATACTCATCACTTAGCATCTGGTATTACAGGTCGACCTATATCTGGAGAAAATGTTGCAAGAACTATCTTGACAAAGCATAAAGTTTCTGCTACAGTAGGTCATTGTCATTTGTTAGATCATGCTGTATCTACTTTGCCAAGTGGTAAAAAATTATATGCTTTATCTGCAGGATGTTATTTAAACCATGAAGAAGCATATGCTAAAGAAACACAACATCTATGGTGGAGTGGTCTTGTTATTAAACACAATGTAAAAGATGGTGAGTATGATTTAGAAACTATGGAATACAAAAGGGTAAAACAATTATATGGTTAATTCTAGTTTTTTTAAGAATATAAAAGTAGATGAAGTAAATCATCCTACTCATTACAAACAAGGTAAGAGAGAAACGATTGAAGTCATACAAGATTATATGACTAGCGATGAGTTTGTTGGATACTTAAAAGGTAATATTTTAAAGTATGTAGGAAGATTTAAATTTAAAGGAAAGCCATTGCAAGATTTACAAAAAGCTGAATGGTATTTAAATAAATTAATAGAGGAGGTTAAAACATGGGAACAATAAAAAGTGCAGTAATTGAAGTACAAGATGCAGTTGCAAGTTGTGTAGAAACAGGTTTATCGTTAGAAGATACTGTTAATTATTGTCATGATTTATATAATGAAACTAAAACTAACAGTTATCTAACAGATGAAAATTTCATTAAAGAATTATATAATGATTGGCGTGGGGGAGAACTATAATGGAAAGGACATTTCTAATAACATCAATACAATTACAGGATGTAATGAGGTATCTAATGAGTAGACCATATGCAGAAGTAGTTAAGCTTATGAATATGTTGGCAACATTAGAACCATTAGATCCTAGAATAGGTAAAGATTTTGTGAAACAACAAAAGGGAGAAAGTGAGAATGACGAAAGAAAAGAAACTACCAAAAGAAGTTAAGAAACATATTGGTTTGTTATTCGAACTTAAGATTGGATTAAGTGAAGAGAATCAAATTGTATTAGACTATGGTGGAAAACCTGTAGGTAAAATACGAGAAGCATTAAAGGGGTACGATTATCATGCAAATTTATGTGCGGCAGTTATTAACCATTGTAATTCAGCAGGTAAAAAACTTGAAGACGATATTAAGAAATTACTACAAACGCTATAGATATAGGATATGGCATAATCCTGTAGCGGATTTACTAGAACGTTATGCTGGTAAATTTAGTAACTGGATTTGGAGAGTACGTTGGGGTAAGAGATTACATCATAGTAAACTCCAAATAAAAAAGGCTCCCTAACGGAGCCTGTCATGTGTTGCCTTTGGGGGGAGTCTTTAGTCGGGCTCCCCTTTTTATTTATAAGCCTTTCTTATGTTTTTGTCCTTTGGGAGGAGATTTCTTAGAACCACCTGCTCCAGCCCAGAAAAACTTATCAGCCCAATAAGCTGCACTTGTTTTTCCTTTAGCTATATTCTTAGCATGCCTAGCTTTAAAACTTTTTCTAGCTTCAGCACTGTAATTGTGACCCATCTTTTGATCACCAAATCTAATTATCTTTACTGCACCACCTTCTTTAACAGCAACAATTCCTTTTTTAGTAGGATGATCTGGTGTTCTTTTAGGTTTATTTAAACCTGATAGACCATATCGTTTTAACTTATCTGTATCTGTAGACATTATATTTTCCTATATTGTTTTACTTTTTTAGCAACACCTTTAGGTTGCTTTACAAATTGTTTGCCTTGTGCTTTACCTTTTCTTTTCGCTTGTGTTGTAGATGCATACTCAGATGCTGATAATGCCTTGATTGCTTTCTCAGGTAAATATCTTTCACCTGTTTTGCTTGAAGGTTTACCAGATTTGGTACGCCATTTTTGCTGTGTCCATGCCTTTAAACTTTTTTGACTTTTAGCTAGAGCCATATTACTTCCTAGTTAAATTGTTTAGGTATATATTCTTCTTCTACATTGATACTGATATGAACAGAACTATTAGCACTTGCTAATCCTCTTATCTTATCTTCTTTCAATAACCAGAATCCTTCTGTGATTTGAATAAGACCATTAGGTTTTAATGTAGTCGCCTCTGCTATAGTATGATATGTAGTGTTTGCACTATCATACCAATCTAAACTGAATGTTACTGTACTTCCTGTAAGATTACTTATGAATATACTTTTAATATTAGATTCATGACTTGCAGGTACAGTATAAATATCTTGATTACTTGTAGTTAAATCTAATCCAACTGTTCTTTTTTTAGTTATCATGTTAATATCCATCCTGTACTAATAATAAATCAAATGAAGCAGAAGAAGAAGAAGTAGAACTTGATTTTCCAGAAACATAGATATCTGATTTTTGAGGTATTACATTGATTGCATTAAAGATAACAGTTGTCTGTCCACCTCTAACATTTAAAAATTGTTTTGTTTGAAACCCTGCATTAG